GACGGGGATAAGGGGGCGAAGTTATATCCCTCTGAAGAAGCCATCCCCCTGCTGTACTTATCGCCAGCGGATTCGTTAGACGCCAACAAAGAGCGAGCGAGGCTCACTCACCATCAGGCGAACATAGCAGCACTGGATGAGAAAGAAAAGAGTGGTGAGCTTGTCAGGCGCTCTGATGTGGTTGCTGAAGTGTCTGAGGCTATTGCCAACTGTCGGGCAAAACTTCTAACGATACCAACAAAGCTATCAACCGTGATTGTCGGACTTGATGACGTTCAGTCGGTACGGAACGCATTGCAGGCTGGCGTCCATGAAGCACTAGATGAGTTATATACCGATTATGTCAGTGATGAACCAAGCGGGGAGGATGTGGAAAAGTCCACCAACGCTGACGGTTAGCGAGTGGGCCGACAGTCACAGGCAGTTATCTAGCGAGGCGAGCGCAGAGCCTGGACGGTGGTTGACCGCAAGGGCTGAGTACCAAAGGGGCATTATGGATGCCCTCAATGAGCGCGGTATTGAAACAGTAATAGTCATGTCCTCCGCGCAGGTAGGCAAGACTGAAATACTGAATAACATGGTCGGTTATCACATCGACCAAGACCCAGCGCCGATGTTGCTACTTCAACCTACCTTGGAGATGGCGCAAGCGTGGTCTAAAGACAGATTGGCCCCGATGATTCGGGACACTGACCGACTGTCTAAGAAGATTGAATTATCGAACCGCAGGAACAGTGCGAATACCTTATTGCACAAGTCATTCCCTGGCGGTCACATAACAATGGCCGGTGCAAATAGCCCCGCCTCGCTAGCATCGCGGCCAATACGGATTGTGCTTGCCGATGAGGTGGACAGGTATCCTGTGTCGGCAGGCACGGAAGGCGATCCCGTAAACCTTGCCCGTAAGCGGACAACGACCTTTCACAACAGAAAGATACTGCTTACCAGCACCCCGACTTTGAAGGGTGTTTCTCGGATTGAGTACGAATACAGCCAATCGGACCAAAGACGGTTCTTTGTCCCTTGTCCTGATTGTGGTCATTCTCAGACATTGGAATGGTCGCATGTTAAGTGGACGGACGGAGACCCCGAGAGCGCCGGTTACTGCTGTGACGGTTGCGGGGTTATCTGGACTGACGCGCAGAGGCTTGTAGCAGTCTCAAAAGGCGAGTGGAGGGCTACAGCGCCCTATACGGGAAAGGCGGGGTTTCATCTTTCGGAGATTTACTCTCCGTGGGTTCCGCTGGCAAAGATGGTTCGCGGGTTTTTAGATGCTAAGGGCAATCCTGAGCTTCTGAAAACGTGGGTCAATACGTCTCTTGGCGAAAGCTGGGAAGATCGCGGCGAATCGCTAGACCAGAACAAACTGTATGAGAGAAGGGAGGAGTACGCCTCTGACGTACCTGACGGGGCTTTATTGCTTACCGCAGGCATTGACGTACAGCGTGACCGCATAGAGTTGGAAGTGGTTGGCTGGGGTGAGGGTGAAGAATCTTGGAACGTCGACTATCGGGTGATCCCTGGTGATACGGCGAGGGATGAGATTTGGCAGGATTTGGAAAACGTCCTGCATAAAACCTACACCCATGAGACCGGCACAGCGATGAACATTACCGCTGCTGTTATCGACTCTGGCGACCAGACCACAAGGGTCTATGACTTTGTTCGCCAATCAAAGCATCAGAGATTGTTCGCAGGAAAGGGCGTAGCAGGCGCTGGCAGGCCCGTGGCTAAAGTTTCCCGCGCAACGTCTGGTAAGAAGCGCAGACAGGTTGACCTGTATCAGATAGGCGTAGATGACGCGAAAGGGACTGTTTACGCACGGCTGAAGATGCAGGACGAAGGGCCAGGATATTGCCACTTCCCGCTAGAGCGTGACCTTGAATACTTTGAGCAGTTGACCGCTGAGAAGCTGATTACGAAGTTTTACAAGGGGTTCCCTAGAAAGGAGTGGGTCAAGGCTAGGCCAAGAAACGAGGCGCTTGATTGTCGCGTTTATTCCTATGCAGCCCTGAAGATATTGAATCCCGTATGGACAGCGATAGAGAAGCGGTTAAACGCCAAGCCAGAGAAAAGGGCAGAGCCAGAGCAACCGCGAACCACACAGCGCAGGCGACCAGTACGCAAGCGCAGGAATTGGGCGACTGATTTATGAACAATCTATTTGATTCGGAAAACTACGCGGAGAAGGTTCCCGATGAGTTGACCGCAGGCGCTCTGTTCGCATGGACGCGGCCTGACATTACGGCGGCTTATCCAACAGCACTGTATACACTCTCTTTCCGCTTCACGTTGCTGGCATCGCCTTACACGGAAGAAACGATTACCGCAGGCAAGGTTAGTGGGGCGCACGTTGTCACTGAAAGTGATACGGGTTCTTACACGGCTGGTGAGTATCGCTGGTTCGCCATAGTCACTAGGGACTCCGACAGCGCCACTGTTCAGGTGGATGAGGGGCTTGTGACGATACGTCCTTCTAGTGGGCAGGATAACGGCCATGTCTACCGCACCCTAATGGCTATCCGCGCCACGATTGAAGGCACGGCATCCAATGAGCAGCTACGGGTAGAGATTGGCGGCAGAGTTTTGGAATACCGCAGTCCTAATGAATTGATGGCTTTAGAGAAAGAATACTCAAAGCGATGGGCTAGGGAGAAGGCCGAGATTAACCGCAAGGCAGGCCGACAAGCCAAGTCGCGCACATTAGTAAAAATGAGGGCATAACATGGGACTGTTCTCGCGGAAGAAGGCCGCAGCACCCGCAGAAGTGCCTAACAAGCGCACCTATGCGCCGAATCCTTACCTCAAGGCTCGCAGTGCTGGCTTCTTCAGCATAGACACTGATCGGCTTTTGAATGGGTGGGATACGACTAGCCAGACAATAGACTTTTATCTTCAGTCTGAGCTGCGCCAGATGCGAGCACGATCTCGCAAGATGGTTAGAGCGAATCCTTACGGCAAGCGGTTTATCAGCACCATCAAGGCCAATGTGGTGGGCCCGAACGGTGTGAACATACAGGCGAGATCACTTCGACTGAATGGCGATTTAGACACGCCTGCAAATGATGCCATTGAAAAAGCCTTCCATGAATGGGCGACTCGGCATTGTGACTACAACGGCAGGCTGACGTTTATTGATATGCAAAACCTTGCCATATCAAACGCGGGCCAGGACGGTGAATTTATATTCCGCAAGTTCTCAACTGGCCCCTACGGTTTCCAGCTTCAGATTGTAGACCCTGAGCTTTTGAATGTTGAAAAGAACGAGACTGTAAAAGGCGGCGGCGAGATACGGCTTGGCGTCGAGTACGACAAAAACGGAAAAATTATCCGTTACCACTTCAAGAAAAAGTCTCACCCGGCGATGGGTGGGTATGACAACTACCAGAAATACAGCGTACCGGCAAAAGACATCATTCACGGCTTTATCTCTGAGTGGCCGGACCAGTCTCGCGGCGTCCCCTGGATGCACGCAAGCCTTGAGCGCTCAAAGCATCTGGAGAAGTACGAAGAGGCGGCGATTGTAAAGGCGCGATCTACGGCTGCGACGATGGCGGTGCTTCGGTCTCCGGCTGGCGATGATGCCTATGAGGGTGACGAGCAATACTCCGAAGGCGTGACACTCGACCAGTACGAGGCTGGGACTATCAAGGACATTGGTGATAGGGAAATCACCAATCTGGATAGCGACTACCCGCATCAGATGTATGGCTCGTTTGTTAAGGCGCATCTGCAAGGTATCGCCTCAGGCCTGGGCATCTCCTACCACTCACTAAGCAGTGACCTAGAGGGCGTGAATTACTCAAGCATCCGTGCCGGCGTCCTCGAGGACCGTGAAATCTTCAAGGGCATACAGAACTGGTTTATCCGCGCATTTGTCCAGCCGGTGTTTGAGGAGTGGATCACGATTGCCGTGATGCAGGGACTTATCAAAATAGGCCGCATCCCGCTGGGCAAGCCAGTTGAGGAGTATTGGCACGCCCACTATCAGGGCAGGCGCTGGGCGTGGGTCGATCCACAGAAGGACGGCGCAGCTAACCAGCTGGCCATCGACAACCTCACAAAGTCGCGATCTCAGGTCATCCGTGAGCAGGGTGACGATCCTGAGTCCATATTCCGCGAGATACGAGCGGAGAAAGACATGCTTGACCGTCTTGGTCTGGCCCCAGTTCAACAGTCAACGGAGGCTCCCGCACATGACGGACCTGAGGAATGAGTTAATTGATCGCAAAATGGAGCGGTCAGAGCAAATAGAAACCCGTGCCCTCGATGATGATGCGCGCACGGTAGAAATCGCCTTTTCATCTGAAGCGCCCTATGAGCG